AGGAGGAGACTGGCAATCAGGAAGGCCAACCGGCGACCGAGGACATCAAGGCGGAAGACAAGCCCGCTGATGAGGGCTCCGAGGCAAAGGCTGAAGTTCCCGAGGCGTATGAGTTCAAGTTTGCCGATGGGCTTGAGGTTGACCCCTCGACCCTTGGTGAGTTGAGCGATGTGGCCAAGGAGCTGAAGCTGACGCAGGAACAGGCCCAGCGCATTGCCGATCTCGGCGCGAAGCAGTCTGAACGCTGGCTACAAGCCCAGCAGGAAGTCATGCAAAAGGCTGAGGAGCAATGGCTGGAAACGGTGCAGACGGACAAGGAGATCGGCGGCGACAAGCTGAACGAGAACGTTGCCGTGGCACTGAAGGCAATCGAAACGTTCGGTTCGCCTGAGCTGAAGGCATTCCTGAAGGAAAGCCGTCTCGGCAATCATCCGGAGATGATCCGGTTTGCTTACCGTGCCGGCAAGGCCATCGCTAATGATAGCGTGGTTCCCGGTGGGCGTCATACGAACCAATCAGATGTGCTCGCCCTCATGTATCCAACAATGCAGAAAACTTAAGGAGCACTACCAATGGCTGTTCTTGATACAGCATACCCAACCCTGATGGATGTGGCGAAGACGCTCGATCCTGATGGCAAAGTCGCCAATGTCGTCAAAGTCCTGTCTCAGAAGAACGAGATTCTGGAAGACATGGTCTGGCTTGAAGGCAACCTGCCGACCGGCCACAAGACCGTAATTCAGACCGGTATTCCTGAGCCGAGCTTCAGGAAGTTCTATGGCTTCACCCAACCGACGAAGCACACCACGGCCCAAGTCACTGAGACCTGCGCCATGATGCGTGACTATTCGGTGGTTGACGCCGAACTGGCCGACCTGAACGGCAACGCTGCGGCTTATCGCAAGCAGCAGGACGAAATGAAGCTGGAAGGCTTCAACAACAAACTGGCCCGCTCGCTTTTCTACGAGAACCAGTCCACCACTCCGGAAGCGTTCAATGGGCTTTCGATGCGCTATGCATCGAAGGCTTCGGGCATTCCGAGCGGCGACAATATCATCCTGCCGTCTGGCACCACGCCAGACAACGCTGACAATGCCTCCATCTGGCTGATCGGTTGGGGTCCGGGCAAGGCGTTCGGGATCTACCCCAAGGGCTCGAAAGCCGGGTGGGACATGGAAGACAAGGGCCGCGTCACGGACACGGACAACGCCGGCGGACTTCGTGAAGTCTATCGCACCTATTACAAGTGGGATTGCGGCCTTGTGGTTGAGGACTGGCGCTATGCTGTCCGCATCCAGTACAACGCGGAAGACCTCACCGGCACGGCAGCTACGGGGCCTGACCTCATCGACCTGATGACGCAGGCGCTGGAAATTCCGCCTTCGCTCAATGAAGGCCGGTTTGCGTTCTACTGCAACCGGACGGCCCGCAGCTACTTGCGCCGCCAGATGGTTGAGAAGGTTAAGCAGTCGTCCTTGATGATGTCGGAAGTTGCTGGAAAGCATGTGCTGACCTTCGACAGCATCCCTGTCCGCCGCTGCGATGCGCTTCTCAACACCGAGACCGGCATTCCGACCTCGTAACCCCCGATGTGATGAAAGGACTAACAACATGATTATGGATGAACTTGCAGAGTTCTGTGATGCCACGGCCCTGAACACGGGCGGCGCAGGATCGTATCTTCTCGGTGACGTGTATGACACGGGCGGTGATGGGATCAACGATGTTGACGACCTCTATCTTGTGATCCAGGTCGCCACGACTGCCACGTCTGGCGGTTCGGCCACGGGGCAGTTCCATCTTGTCAGTGATGCACAGGCGGCAATTGCGGCGGATGGCTCGGCCACTTACCACTGGTCCAGCCCGGCCATTGCGGTCGCTTCGCTCACGGCAGGCACCTACATTGCCAAGATCGCTCTGCCGAAAGGTCAGTACGAGCGCTATGTGGGCATCCTGCAAACTACCGCAACAGCCGCGTTCACGGCTGGCGCAATCAATGCGTTCCTGACGCCTGCTGTGGATACGTGGAAATCGTTCCCGCAAGCGGCCGGCGCCGTGATTGACTGAGGCTGACCAATGACGACCAAGCGAGTGAAAGTGTTGGCGCGGGGCTACCTGTTTGACCGGATCGTTGAGCCCGGTGAAGAGGTGGTTGTTCCTGCCAAGCTGAAAGGCAAGTGGTTCGAGGAAGTGGACGGGCCGAAGCCCGGCCGCAAGCCGAAAGACGATACTGCTACGGAAGCGTAGTGGTTACTGGCCGGGGCGGGTGGGTTCTCCTGTGGTGTCCGCCCCGGCCTTTCATAAACGGAGAAGCGCATGACGGCCCCCATCGACATCTGCAATCTTGCGCTTTCACACATTGGCGAGCGAGGTGACATCGCCAGCATTGACCCGCCGGAGGCCAGTGTTGAGGCCCAACGGTGTGCCCAGTTCTATCCCATGACACGGAAGCTGTTGCTTGCCATGCACCCGTGGAGCTTTGCCACGAAGCGTGTCACGGCGGCAGACCTGTCGGCATCCAATACGGTGCCTGAGACATGGACCTATGCGTTTGGCCTTCCGGCTGGTGTCATCAAGATACTGGGGGTTTATGACGGCGGGGAATGGCGGGATGAGACCTATGCGGATCAGATTGCTTACGAGATCGGCTCGGACAGTACGGGGCCGAGGGTTCTCTACAGCAACGCGGAAGACGCGGTGATCCGGTACATTTTTGACCAGACGGATTCGACACTTTACCCACCCTTGTTTGTGGAGGCATTCTCCTGGCTACTCGCAGGACGGCTTGCAGGCCCGACTATCAAAGGCACAGAAGGTGTGCGCGGGGGACAGGCCGCGACCCAGCAGGGCATGGCATGGGCGATGAAGGCAGCAGCCGAAGACGCAAACCAGAGCGCGAGCCGACGGATACAGCAGGATGACCGGCACATGGCGCCTTGGATGGGCGCAAGGTCTTCTGCGCTGTGGGGCCGGACGGATCGGTAATGGCCAAGCTCTACACGAGGTCATTCAACGGCGGTGTCATCTCCCCCGAGATGGTGGGCCGTATCGATGACGTGAAGTATAACACGGGCCTCAAGTCCTGCCTGAACTTCATGGTATTGCCGCAGGGGCCGGTCACGGCGCGGCCGGGTACGCAGTACGTGCGGGAAGTGAAAGACAGTGCAAAATATACGCGGCTGATCCCGTTCAAGTATTCCACAACGCAAACGCAGGTCATTGAACTGGGTGAGGCGTACATCCGGTTCCATTCATTCGGGGCGACACTGCTATCCTCGGCCAGCGGGCTGAGTGCATGGGATAGTGCCACGTCCTACACGCCCGGTGACAGGGTAACGAAGGGAGGTAAGATTTGGTACAACCAGGTCGCATCATTGAACCATGACCCGGAAGTGGGAGCCAACCAGTACAGTTCGACCCCATCGGTCTCGACGGCATGGGACCTGACGGTTGCGGCGCAGACAACGCCCCCCACGGGGTATAGCAATGTGGGCGATACGCTACCCTTGACCGTTACGGTAGGCGCTCAGGTGTATATCCGGGTCATTGCCTACAACACCACGGGCCGGTGGATCACGGATGCTGAGGGCTACCCGGAATACGTCGAGACGGTGACTGAGGTCACAAACTACGTGGGCTATACCGGGGTGTCTGTCTCTGCCCCTACGGGATACTGGATCGATCAGGGGCCTGACACGGGAACGCCATCTCCCTATGAGATTGCCTCGCCCTATGCCGAGAATGACCTGGCCAGCCTGACCTATGTCCAGTCCGGGGACGTGCTGACGCTTTGCCATCCCCGGTACAAGCCGAGGGAACTGCGCCGGCTGGGGGCTCTGGAATGGGTGCTGACGGAAATCACGTTCGGGTCTACGTTGTCGGCCCCTACGATCAGCGCGGTGACACCGACGACGGCCACGAGCCCAAGTGATACGCAAAGCTATAGCTATGTGGCCACGAGTGTCAGCGATGACCAGTTGGACGAGAGTGTTGCGTCGGCAGTTTCGAGCGCAACGAACCAGCTCTTTGATACCGGGGCCAGCAATGCGATCACGTTCAGCGGGTCTGCCCGGCGCAATGTCTACAAGCTCAACGGGGGGATTTACGGCTACATTGGCCAGACCACGACGACCAGCCTGATTGATGACAACATCGCGGCCGATACAAGCCGGGCGCCTCCGAACAATCAGAACCCGTTCGCCTCGGACTATCCGGGGGCTGTGGGGTATTTCGAGCAGCGCCGGGTATTTGCCGGGACGACGCTGCTACCCCAGACGATATGGATGACGAAGACGGGCCTGGAGAGCAATCTGGATTATTCGATCCCGGTTCGGGATGATGACGCGATCAGCGTGAAGATGGCCGCGCGTGAATCCTCGATCATCCGGCACATTGTCCCGATTGGTGAGCTGCTTGTCCTGACCGACAGTGCGGAATGGGTCGTCTCGTCGGGCGATAACGGGCCAATTACCCCGTTCTCTATCTCACTCCGGCCCCAGTCCTATATCGGGGCAAGCCTTGTTCAGCCGGTGATTGTGGGCACCTCTGCCGTGTATGCCGCTGCGAGGGGAGGCCATATCCGGGCAGCGGGCTATGACTTTGATGTCAACTCGTATGTGTCGATTGATATGAGCCTGCGGGCGGCTCACCTGTTCGATTACAAGACAATCACGGACATGGGCTATGCCAAGGGGCCAATCCCGGTGATCTGGGCCACGTCCAGCGATGGCAGGCTACTCGGTATGACCTACGTTCCTGAACAGCAGGTCTACGCATGGCACACCCACGAGACATGGAACGGAACTTTTGAAAGCATCTGCGTCGTGGGTGAGGGCAATGATGACATCCTGTATGCCGTGGTCAGGCGCACGATTGATGGCAGTTCGGTGCGCTATGTCGAGCGAATGGCGAGCACATACTATGCTGAACTGGAAGACTATTTCGGGGTGGATTGCGGGCTGACCTATAGCGGATCATCGGCCACGGTGATCAGCGGGCTGGATCATCTGGAAGGTGAGACCGTCTCGATATTTGCAGAGGGCGGAGTGCAGACCCCGAAGGTCGTTGCCTCGGGATCGATCACGCTGGATAGCGCAACGACCTATGCCCATATCGGCCTTCCCCTGATTAGCCAGTTTGAGACGTTGCCGATAGCGGCGGAGATCGAAGCCTATGCTCAGTCCACAATCAAGAATGTGAACTCTGTGACCTTGAACGTCTACCGTTCGGGCGCGTTCCTGACTGGGCCGGATGTGGACCGCCTGATTGAAGGCAAGGTGAGGACAACGGAGCCTTATGGCTCTCCGCCCTCTTTGCAAACTGGGGAAATCGAAGTCAAAGTACCAGGATCGTGGACCGATAGCGGAACGATTGTGGTATACAAATCAACGCCGACACCTCTCACGGTCGTGAGCCTGACGGCAGAAGTGGTATTTGGGGGCTGAGATGGCAGGGGCATCACTGATTGCAGGCGCCGCCAGCGGGGCGATGAACACGGTGGGGGCGTATTACGCTGCCTCCGGCCAGAAGAACGCGCTCAAGCTGCAAGCCCGTCTGGACGAGATCAATGCGCAGATTGCCGAGAGCCAAGCCCGTGATGCCTTGTTCCGGGGCGAGCGGGCAGAACAGGCATTCCGGCAGGACGTAGCACAGCTTCGCTCGAAGCAGCGGGTAGGCTATGCGGCCGGCGGCGTAGACCTTGGGTCGGAGACTGTCGCAGCAACGCTGACATCAACGGACGTGATGAGCGAACTGGACGCGACCCAGATCAAGGCCAATGCGCTGAGAGAGGCATGGGGCATGAGGACCGAGGCGAGTAACCTCCGGTCCAGTGCGAACATGAACCGGGCGACGGCAAGTGCGATCAATCCGCTGATGCAGGCTGGCGCTACGCTGCTCACCGAGGGCGCGAAGTGGGGCGGCCAGTACGCGGCGTTCAAGGATAGCGGGGCGATTGGCGGCAAGCCTCCGCCAGCTACGGGTGTCGGTAAGCAAGCCCAAGGCGTGACGGGCAAGATCGGCTCTGTGGTGTCGAAGTATAATCCGAACGCCTCGCTCGTGTCCAAAGTCAGAAGCTGGCTGGGCGGTCCCTGATGGCGCGGATTCCTCAATACTCAGGCGGTAACGTCCAGCCGATTGTCAGGCCCGGCCCGCGTGTCACCGGGGCGCCTAGCCAAGATCAGGCATCACTTCCCGGTCGCCAGCTTCAAGGCTTGGCTGGGGCCGTTGGCGCAGTAGGCGATGCCATTGGTGACTACGCCGCCAAGGAACAGGAGAAGATCAACAAGGTCCGGTTCAACGACGCCTATAACCAGGCGCTCAATGAAGCGAACCGGCTCAAGAACGAGATGGCGCAGTATCAGGGCGCCGAAGCGGTCAAGGGGATCAATGGCAGGCCCCTGACGGATCATTACCGCGATGAGTTGCAGAAGGCGTTCTCGAAGATCGGGGAAGGACTGTCTGCGCCTGACCTGAAGGACGGGTTTGGGCTTGCGGCAGATGACCTTGCGGCGAAGTTCATGCGCGAGGCTGACACGTATTTTGTGGAGCAGGGTGCGGTCTATACTGAACAGGTCAGGGATGCGACGGTCATTGAATCGTTCAACCAGATTGCCACGGCGCCGTCTTCTCCCCTTGTGTCTGCCCATATGGCACGGGCACGCGATGCGATTACCGACAAGTTGCGGGATTCTGGCTTGGACGGGGAAGCCCTTGACCAGCAGGTAAAGCGCACCCTGACGCAGGGCCATACCAATATCATCGACCAGCTCAACAAGGCTGGCAACTATGCCGAAGCGCAGGCTTACTTTGACCGGCACAAGTCGGACTTCATGGAAGCCGATGCCAAGGCGATGCAGACCGCAATGGATGACTATGACCGTGACCTGAAAGTCATGGGCAAGGCAGACGCGATCTGGGCGGAATCCGGCGGTGACTATGGCGTGGCCATTGGCATGGCGGCGAAGGTCACTGACCCCCGCGAGCGCGCTGATCTTGAGGCCCGCATCAACACGCTGAAGACGCAGGGCGATGCGGCGCAATCTGCCCGTGATGACGCTGACTTGCGGGAGGGAATGGGCTTTGTGGTGGCAGGGCAACCCCTGCCGGCAGAATACCGGCGCCGTGTTTCCCCATTGGTTCTCGACCGTATCCAGACCGAACAGCGTACCCGTGCGCTCTGGGAACAGCAGATGGCCACATCCAGCGCTGAACAGAAAGCGGCCTTGAAACAGGCCAGCCAGCTATCATTCGACTCTCTGAAGGTTGCGAGCGTCACGCGCGGCTGGCGAGAAATTTACATGACGGGACCTGAAAATTGGCCAGAGCGACTAGCCACCGATTACGCCCGTCTCTCGCCTGAGCATAAGGCAGATATTGAGCTTGATATTGCGACAAAGAAAGCGGGTGGCGGCACGGTTAATGCGGCAGATGCGGTCATTGCGGACGTGATTAGCGGTATCGCTATGTATGGCCCGCCTGAAATGAAGGGCAAGGATTTTTCCATGTCCAGCAAAAGCACTGGCAGGGCGCTAGAGGAAGAACGTGCGGTGCTGGCGTCTATTGTGCGCCAGGCTGAGGATTATTCTCGCCGGTCGGGCGGGGCGCCGATCACGCCGCAGGATCGCAAGATCATGATTGCGCGGGCGTTCCGAGAAGCCAATCCTGCCGTGTATCCCTATGCGCCGGGAGACCAGCCCAAGAGCGTGGCTGAGGCTGCACGAGAGGCAATGGCTATCCGTGAGGACTTGCGCGAATTGCTGGGCCGTGAACCGACGCAGCAGGAAATCAACCAGATCGCACAGGAAATGGCCCGTTGACCGACACAAGCAATTCGCTGACGCCTGAGCAGATCGCGGAATTGAAGCGCCGCCGCGATGAACGGCAGGGCAAGGTCATCGACTTCAACACGCAGCGCAACGTTGTGCTGGAAACCGACACGGCGGATGACGCTGCCTATGACCTGAAAAAATCTCAGGAATTGGGTATTCCCCGTGAAGCCATTGGCGGGGCGCGCGAGGAATACCGGGCCGAAGATACCCTGCGGAAAATGCAGGAAATGCGTCAGGCCGCGCCCAAGGCAAGCGAATGGCTGACCCAGCCGGACAATTACGCGGTTGCCAAGGATGACGTAGAGACGCTTTCCCAGCTTGAGACCACGCTAAAGAAAATCCCGCCAACCAAGCCTCAATACGCGCTCGGCACCTACAACATCACGCCAGCGGTGGAGATGTTCAAGGGCGCCTTTGCTGATCCTAAGAAAGCCGCTGCACAGGTTGGCGATGTGGGCCGGTCGGTGTTCTCCGCTGCGCCCATGACGATTGGCAGTGTCTCGTCTGGTCTGGGATCGTGGCTTGATAGTGCCATCACGTTCACCGAAAAAAACATCTACGGCAACATCCCCGTAGTGAACCGTGGCGTTCAGGAAGCGATTGACTGGGAACGCCGGTTCTTTGCCCGCCACCCGGAAGTCGCTAAAACCATCACGCCGTATGCCGGGCCGTCTGCCATCCTCAAGACGTATGGCGCCGAGGGCAAGAAAATCCAGCAGGCATGGCAGCCAGCGGACATGGGGTTCGAGGACAAGGTTGCCCAAGGTGTGGGGCAGATGGTTGTGCAGGTCGGCCTTGCCCTTGCCACGGGCGGCACATCCATGGGCGCGGCTATCTCAACCGGCTCGTTCATGGCGATGGGCGCGGACCAGCAGGCTGAAGCCTTGAAAGCCGCTGGGCTTAATCCGGACGAGTATTTCGGGCAGTTGTCTGCCGGCGCGGCGATCACCGGCAGCGCCGAGATGATGCGCCTCAACTCGATCATGAAGATACTGCCCCCGGCCATGCGGGACCGGGTGACTAAATCGGTCGTGTCTCGGATTGCGTCTCAGGCGTTTGAGGAAGGCGCACAGGAGGCGATTGAAGGCGTCCTGCACAACGTGGTCACGATGAGCTATGACCCGCGTGCGACGATCCTAGGCGGTGTTGCTGAGGCCGGGGCGGTAGGCGGTACGGTCGGCGGCTTGTTTCAGGGGCTGATTGAGCTTCTGACACCGGGCCGGATGCGGGGCGGTACGGGCGTCCAGCTTGACAAACTGATGGCAGACATGGCCCGCGAGGAAACCGAGATTGCGGAATCGGCTGACGAGAAGGCGTTGGCCGAGACCATTGCGCGCGTCGGTCAGATGAAACTGACGGGCCTGTCACCGGAAAAAGCGGCAGAAGTCATTGGCCGGGTTACTGAAGGCACTGGCGTTGAGACCGTGACGGTCGATCTGGACGGCGCTGTGGAGGCATTGCAACAGGCCGGTGTTGATCCGGTGGAGGCTTTGTCTGCCCTCGGTGTGAGCGAGGAACAGCTTGGCCAGCGGTTTGAGCGGTTCGGTGAGATTGAGGTCTCAACAGCTACGCTGCTCACGTCTCCCCTGATGCGGGACAATGCGTCGATTGTGACGCCGCATCTTCGGACGGGGGCGGATAGTGTCACGCCTGCGAAGAAGGAAGCGCTGCGCGAGGAATTTCAGGCGCAGGTTAAAGAGCGTGTTGCCGAAATTGAGGAAGCTCTGGCAGGCGGCCGCGAACTGGCGGACAAGGAGCAGGCCGTTCTTGACCGTGTGACTGAGCGGCTTTCCGCATCTGGGATGTTCCCTGAGCGGCGTATTCTGGATGCACAGGCAGCGGTGCAGGCTGCAACGGTGAACACGTTTGCCGCCCGGATCGGCATGGACCCGGTCGAGTTCTACGAGCAGCACTTCCCAAAAGTCCAGGGCTCCATCGACGGCATGGTGATGGAGGAGAATGCGCTGGATCAGTCATGGTTCAAAGGCTTTGGCAAAAAGCAGGACCAAGGCCCTCGCACACAGGACACGATTGGCCGCGAGATCAAGGACATTGAGAAGAAGCTACGCCGCAAAGGCTACACGCTGAACGAGGCTGAAACGCTGGCCGAGGATGGCACGTTGCCGCCCGAACTTCGCGGCCTCATGATCCAGCACGGCGACCTTGTGCGCGAAAGCGGGCGAATGCAGGGCGCTGCCCGAACGGCAAAGGGCGGTGTTGAAACTGACCCTGAATACCTCCGCGCCGAAAGCGAAATGAACAAGGCGATGGATGACGTTGCCAACGCTGAATACGAGATTGCGCTTGAGTTGAGGGAAAAAGGACTGACGTGGGAAGGCGATGACGCTGAGTTCATGGGCGTCGTTGATCAGCTCCGCCGCGAAGGGAAACTGAGCAATTACATTGCATCCCGTGTGCAGGATTTGCGAGACGCATCTACGCGCATGTTTGACGCTCAGGAAAAAATGCAGGCGCGCGTCAAGGCGTTTGCCCCCCCTGAAAGCTACCCTGTAAACACTGGCCAAGCTCCAGTTGTGCCGGGTTTTCGTGCGCTTAGTCCTGAAGAAAAAGCTGCTTTCCGGCCAAGTCAGGGTTTTGACCCGGCACGAAAGCGCATGACGCAGGACACGGACGCTCTGGAGCAGGAACGGCGCGGCCAGTTCTCCCCCGACACCAACACCGTCACCTTGTTCGAGCAAAGCGACGTGACCACGATGCTGCACGAGGGCGCGCACTGGTATCTTGAGACCCTGTTCCGCATGGCGACATCGGAGAACCCGCACCCGTTCGTGACGGAGCAGTACAACGCGATCCTGGCCTGGGGCAAAGTCGGTTCCAATTTCGAGATGTACGACGCAGCCGGCCGCCTCACCCCTGAAGGCCGCGAACTGCACGAGACATGGGCCGAGACGTTCGAGGTCTACATCCAGACCGGCAAGGCGCCTACGTCTGCCCTGCGTGACACGTTCCGCGCGTTCAAGACGTGGATCACGGCGCTCTGGAAGCGCATGTATGGCGGCGGTCAGCCGGCGCGGGCAAACCTCAACCCCGAAGTCATCGCCATCATGGACCGGATGCTGGCCGTCGATGAGGAGATCGAGGCCGAAGTCGCTGGCATCATGGTCGGCGCACAGGCTCAGGCGAAGGCCTTGCTGGACGCCAAGGTCATCACGCAGGCGCAGTATGACAAGGCGCTGGCGAACCTCGATGAGGCGCGTGAGAAGGCCAAGGAAGACTTCGGCGCGCGTGTCATGGCGGACAAGATGCGCGAAGATGAGGCGTGGTGGAACACAGAGAAGCGCCGGGTGCGGGGCGATGTGATCCGGGAACTGGACCGCTCGCCTATCGGGCGGGCGCTGTCATGGCTGGGCTATGGGCAGTGGAAGGGGGATGTGCCGGTATCGGAAACCCCAACCGAAAGCGCTGAGACAGAGTTCTATCAGGGCGCGGATCGCGGCGAGGCGCAGGAGTGGACCGAGGCTGTCGCCAAAGGGCTGCCGATGGATCAGGCAAGCCGGATGGCTCGGGCGCAAGAGCAGGGCTGGGTCGGCGGATATTACCACGGCACCACGGCCAACGTGCGGGCTTTTGACCTCTCCAAAGCGAACATCGAAAGCGATTGGGGCGCTGGGGTCTACCTGTCAAACACACCGGGCGATGTTGCCAGCAATTACGCTGGCCTTGGTCCAGACCTGACTAACAAGATTGAACGCGAGGCAGAGCGCATCGCAAGCGAGACAGACCGAGATTACAACGACCCCGAAGTCATCGCTGAGGCCCGCGCGAAGTGGGTTGCCAACGAAGGCATGACGATGCCGCTCATGGTGCGCCTGCGCAATCCTGTGATTGTTGGCGGGCCGAACGAGACGAAGTTTACCTACGAAGAAGCCTACGATGAAGAAACGGACGAGTACGGTGAGCCGACCGGCACCCTGATTGACTTCATGGAGAGCCTCGGCAGGGCGGCTGAGAACTTTGACGATGCAGACGTGTCTGATGCGGTCAGCCGCCTTCAAGAAAGGGCGATGGACTATGGCGAGATCGGAATTTCCGATGCGGTTGCCATCGTCAAAGAGTTTGTTCCGTATGCGGCGGACCCCAATACGCGCGACATGGCCAACAATGAACTGATCCGCCAATCTCTGGAGGACATGGGCTTTGACGGCATCATCGACAACACCGTTGATGTGAAGTTCGGAAGCCAGCGCCGCGTCGGACAGAAGATGGCAGGCATGACGCCGGACACGGTGCATACGATCGTCTTCGACCCCGCTAACATTCGCAGCGTCCATGCCGCCTTCGACCCAGACAACTCATCGAGCGCTAACCTGCTCGGCCAATCCATCCGCGCCGCCACCCGTATGCCGATGTCCGAAGTAGACGCATGGGTGCGGGCGAACGTCACGGCGACCGAATCCGATATGCCGGGCGGCGATGTCCTGACAGTGCTGAAGTTTATGCTGACGGAAGACCCTGATGCGCCGGAGGTGATGCTATCGATCCGGCTCAAAGAACGCTCGAACCGGAGAGATCAGGGCCGGGCTGACGTGAACCTGTTCCTCGACAACCAGATGGCTGACGCGCTGGAGAACGTTGAAGACCCCGTACAGCGCGCAATGCTGGCCAAGATCATGTTTGCCAAGACGGTCATGGTCATGCGCCAGTATGGACAAGAATACGATGTGAAGGCGTTCAATTTCACGGCGGCGGAAAGCCAGGCCGAAGGCACGAACGCGAAGTCCCGCGAAGACCTTTATCGCTTCATGCTTTCCTCGCTGTCGATGCCGGGCTATAGTGCCTACGAAATCGAGAGCCAGACCAGCATCGTCAACCGGGACGAAGACGGCGCAAAAGCCGCCAACCCGATGCTCGGAATGGCTGGCTTTGTAATCATCAAGGATGGAGTGAACGTTGAAGACTTCGCCAAAAACGAAATCCTCCGAGGCTCCCAACGCGGCGGCGATGCCGGAGAAGTCGTCACCGTCGCCCGTGCGACCCCCCTCGGACGCCGAGATACTGGAGACGGTAGCGGACGTGGACGGCGAGGAACTGGCGCGGCTGATACTGGCGGCGCGGTAGATAACTCGCTGGGGCAGGAGGCTCCGGCCTCTCCGTTCTACTCCCAACTCCAGCGCGTCATTGAACGCTCTGCCACGACACGCGCGCCTGCCTCGCAATGGCTTGGCATCATCCGCAACGCGCCCGGCGTGAAGGCTGAGGAGGTCGAGTGGACCGGCGTGCAGGAATACCTTGAAGCACAGGACGGCCCCGTCACGCGCGAAGCCTTGGCTGCGTTCCTTGATGGGAATGGGGTGCAGGTGGAGGAGGTGGTGAGGGGAGGCGCCTCCTTTGATGAAGACCTGCAACGAAAACTGCTGCCACTGATCGAAGAGCTTGACCGCCTCACTGACAGCATGGACCCGAACAATCAAGCCAGCATTGACGCCGTTCTTCCGCGTTACCGCGAACTTCAAGATCAAATTGCCAACATCCGCGAAACGATGAATGCGGGGATTGGCGATGTAATGGATGAAACCAAATGGTCCTCCTACACCCTCCCCGGCGGCGAGAACTACCGGGAGATGCTGCTGACGTTGCCGGTAGGTGAGCGCTCCGAACTGGAGGCGCGCATCGATGATCTCGGCGCGCGGATGGAAGCCTACGATATGTCGCAAGGGATGGGCGGGTTCAACGCCCTGTCAATCGAGCGCGACAAGCTGGTATCTCAGCGCCAAACCTACCGCTCCTCCCACTGGTCCGAACCCAACGTCCTCGCCCACGTCCGGTTCAAGGAGCGCACTGGCCCGAACGGCGAGCGCGTCCTTGCGCTGGAGGAAGTCCAGAGCGATTGGCATCAGGCGGGGCGGGAGCGGGGCTATAAGCCTAAAGGAGAGCCGCCAAGTTTTGAAGACTGGTACGCCGGAAACGGCATGGCTTTGTTTGGCGAGCCGTTCGACCAGCTTGATGCGCGTGCTCAGGGTATGGCGCGCCAGCGCTGGGAAGATGCGACACGCCGGGGCTTCACAGGCGCTATTCCAGACGCCCCCTTCAAAAACAACGCATGGGCTGAACTCGTCCTCAAGCGGATGATCCGCTGGGCTGCGGACAATGGTTTTGACAGCGTTGCGTGGATACCGGGCAACATCCAGAACGGGCGGATCGTGGAAGACACTGGCGATAATCGCGGCGACTTCTACGACAAGATTTTGCCGAACATCGCCAATAAACTGGGGAAGAAGTATGGGGCGCGATCCGAAAGGCTTGAGTTTGATCTCGGCCCTGACGCCGCTGGATCAAAGTTCGAGATACTTGACGCAGACGGAAACTCGTTTGGGCGTTTTCCATCCGAAGCCCGCGCGAACGGGGTAATCATGAGCCTTCTGGCGGACCAGCCGGACGGCACGTTTACGGTGTCTCCAATCGGTCCATTTGTCACGTTCCACTCCCTCCCCCTCACCGACGCCCTGCGTACCGCTGCCATCAGCGAAGGCTTCCCCCTATTCCAACCCGGCGACCCCAAAGGCTGGGGCGAAACCGCGCCGCCTCCGAACCTCCCCCCGATGCGCCTTGACCTCGCAGAGACCGAGCGCCTGTATGGCAAGGAAGCCGTGGCGAAGCTGCCCAAGGCGATCCGCGACCGGGGCCGGGACCAGACCAGCATCGACAGCATGTTCGCCATTGCACGGGCGACGGCAAAGACCCTGCGCCGCAAGCCGCCGAAGTCGCTGTTCCAGTTCATCCGGTCCCGCAAGGCCCGCACGGTCGAAGGCAAGACCGTCCCGGTCAAGCAATGGGGCATCCGGGGCGCGGCGGACGAACTGAAAGCTATGGACCGGGCCGACCTCATCAACGAGGAAAACGGCATCCATATCGACTACATGCGTGAGCTGGCTGAGGAAGCCGGGTATCTCCCTGAAGGCTCGACGGTGAACGACATGCTGAACGCCATCGACCGCGAGGCGCGGGGCGAGCCGGTCTATTCGAGCCAGGATCAGAACGAAGTCCTCGACTACCAGAACGCCGAGGAATGGGCGAACTGGTTTGATGAGCAGGGCGTGGACATCACCGACAAGGACGAGAAGGCCCTGCGCGCCAAGCTGGCACAGGTCGTCACGTCTACCGCTGCCGATGCCGTGACGCCGGATCAGGCCGCAGAGCTTCTGGGCTTCAACACGGGCGAGGAACTGCTGGCCGCGCTGGCAGAGATTGGCAACCGCGAGCGGTTCATCCGTGAGGAAACAGACCGCCGGATGGCGGCAGAGTTTGGCGACCCTTACAAGGACGGAACATTTGCCGAGGCGGCGCGTCAGGCGGCTGAGATCGAAGTGAAGGCCCGCGCGGCCGAGATCGAACTGGAAGCGCTGGCAAGGGCCGTAGGTGAGAGTGCCGCGTCCCGCATGGCGAAGCAGATGGCCGAGGACGCCCTTGCCCTGATGACGGTGAAGGAACTGGCAGGTTGGACGAAGTTCCTCGACGCCGAGCGCCGTCATGGCCGCAACGCGCTGGCCGCCACGAAGAAGGGCGACATGGCAGAGGCCATGCTGCACAAGCGCCGGCAACTCGTGTCGATGCACCTTGCCAAGGCCGCCCGCGAGAAGTCCGAGGCGCTGGAGAAGACGCGCAAGGACCTGATGAGCTATCTCACGTCCAAGGGGCGGCGGGATAAGATTGCCCGCGATTACCTCGACAAGATCGAGGCGCTGCTTGACCAGTACGAACTGCGCGCCTCCAAGCAGGGGCCAGGCACCCAGCGCGCCCGCCTGTCTGCCAAGCAGTACGTTGAGCAGATGATTGCGGACGGGCGCGAGGCAGAGATTGCGCCGGAAGCCATGCTGCTGGCCGAGATGGCGGACGCGAAGGTGTGGCGTGACCTGCTGGCTGAGGAGGCTGACTATCTGGCGGGGACGGTTCGCAACCTTGCCCACCTTGGCCGCACTAAGAACAAGCTGATGAAGGCGCAGGACAAGCGCCGGTTTGATGCTGTCGTGGCCGAACTGGTGGATACGCTGGTGGCGTCTCCGACAACCAGGCCCCGCGCGCAATCGTTCACGCCAACGACCGTGGAGCGTATCGCCAAGGGCCTGCGCGAGTTCGATGCCCGCATGACCCGCCTTGAGTTCCAGTTGCAGAAGCTGGACGGGCGCGAGAACGGCCCGCTGTGGAACGCATTATTCCGTCCATTTGCTGATGCGTCTGACGTGGAAACCGAGATGATGCGCGGCGCGGCGGGGTCGATGCGTGACCTTTATGAAGCCTTCACCGCAGATGAGCGCCGCCAGCTATTCCATCGCCGCGTGGCAACACCTGAGATCGACGCCCCCGGCAAGGGCCTGACCCTGATGGATGTCGTGGTGATCGGCCTGAACTGGGGCAACGAAGGCAACCGCAAGGCCTTGATCGATGGCTATGGCTGGGACCCGGCTCAGGTCGAGGCGATGCTGAACCGTGTCCTGACAGACAAGCACTGGGACTTCATCGAAGGCACATGGTCCCTCATCGAATCCTACAAGGCCGAGGCGTTCGCGCTGGAAAAGGCCATCACGGGTGTCGAACCCAAGGCCGTGGCGGGTGTGGACTTCACCCTTGCCAGCGGCCGCGTCATTAAGGGCAAGTATTATCCGCTCAAGTATGACGGCGCGCAGGCCCGCGCGGACAGCGTTGTCATCAGCCGCCTCGATGAGAAGCAGGCCCTCTCTGATCTGGGCAAGACATTCTCCAAGCCGATGACGAAGACGGGCCACCTGATCGAGCGTGTCGGCTCTGGCGGCAAGCCGGTGAAGATCAATATCAGCGTCATGCATGACCATGTGCAGAACGTAATCCATGACATTGCCTATCGCCGTGCGGTGATCGACGCGCACCGGATGATCCGCGATCCGCGCTTTGCCAATGCGTACATCGCGGCAGCGGGTAGGGAACAATATGACCAGCTTCTCCCGTGGCTCGCTGCGATTGCGACCGAGCGGAACGGCGATCCTGGCGGTATCGTGACGAAGATCATGCAGGTCGGGCGCCGCAATATGACCGTGGTGGCAATGGGCTACAAGGTGGGCACAGCCCTCCAGCAGATCACCGGACCTATCCAAGGCATGACCATGATTGGCCCGGCCTATGTGGCGCAGGGCTTTGTCCGGGCGCTGGCAGGCGGTCCCGGCTCGTTCTGGAGTGCATGGAAATGGGTGTCGGCCAAGTCCGAGTTTATGCGGGACAGGCCGCAGGGCTTCGACCGTGACATGCGGATGGTTACAAACAGGTTGCAGGAACGCACCCCGCTGGGCGCGATCCAGCGCAATTCGATGATCCTGACGCAGATTGTGGACGTGGCATCCTCGACGATTGTGTGGATCGGCGCGTATCAGCGGGCGCTTGACGGCAACGTTGAGGGCATCGCCAAGGGCGCCGAGGAAGACGCGATTGCATGGGCCGACAGCGTTGTCAGGCAGACGCAGGCGGCGGGCAAGATACAGGACCTTCCCCAGATCATGCGCGGGACTGAGGCTGAGAAGCTGGTCACGATGATGTTCAGCTATTTCAGCGGCCTCTATAACCTGACGCGCAAGCAGGGCAGCATGACCCGGTTCGGGCAGATGAGCCCGATGGTGTTCATGGCAAACATGGCCTTGCTGTTTGTCGTTACCCCGCTGTTTGCCGCTGTGCTGGCTGGGCGGTTCCCGCCTGACGACGAGGACGAGGAAGAACTTGCCCCGGCTGTGGCAAAGGAGTTGGCATCGAACGCGGCCGGCACGATCCCGATATTCCGTGACATCGTAAATGCCTCTCTCAATCCGCAGTTCGGCTACCAGATGAGCCCTGTCGGATCGGGTATTGACCGCTTGACGAGCGCAGCCGCAAGGGCCGGGGCAGGTGAAACCCTTGAAAGCGAAGCGGCTGTGAAGGAAGCAGTCAATGCTCTGGGCATCCTGTTCGGCCTTCCGACCGCGCAACTTGTCATCATGGGCGACTATGCAAATGACCTTGCCACAGGGGAAGAAGACCCCACGGAAGACCCTGTTGATGCCGCAAGGGAAGCGCTCGTGAGAAGCAACCGATGACGGGCTTGGAAAGACAGGCGAACTAGTTCATAGCCAAAAGGGAAAGGGCTGACCCATGAGCGTTGAAAAGTACCGGGAATTGGGCCGCGAGGGATATGCGGCTTGGCGGGCTGAAGAAGTCGCCAAGCGCCGCATCCGCAAGCCGGGTGAGGTCGTCTATATCGAGGTGGAAAAAGAGGTCATTGTTGACCGCTACCTTGATGCGCCGGCTGACATCCAGATGCCGGACTTCATGCGCTACGATCCGCTGAGTGAGTTTCTGGCTAATGAGGCCAACCCCGGCGAGACGGACGAGGCCACACTGGCCCGCCTCCGGGCTGAGATTGTGGAACTGTTTGCGATGCAAAGGGACGGCGACATGGCCCCGGAAGAACACGAACGACTGCGGCACCTGACCGCGCATATTCAGTTAACGGGTGACTAGTGGCGGACGGGGCTGAGGGACTGGAGGCACTTCGGGCTGCGATCATGAAGCAGACCGACGAAATCGCAGAGATGCGCGGCACGATGAAGTCATTCATCGACTTCGAGCTGGCTGCGAAACAACGCCTTGAAATCAGGGTAGAAACCGAAGCGCTGATTGAGAAGGCAGTCAATCAGGCGGTTCGCACAATCACGGCAGACCGGACAGCGGAGATCGGGAAGATGCGGGCAGAGGTCATGGCCTATGCCGATTCCAAGGTGCGCGAGCTTGAGAACCGGCTTGCCGCGCAGGAAGAACGTGACAAGAAGCGCGAGGCTGACATTAGCCGTCAGACCATCGCCCTTGGCGTCGTGGGTGCTGCTGGCATTCTGTACGCGCTGTATAACATGATTATCCACGGGGGCGGCTGATGAAGCTGCCCAAAATTCCATCCTTCAAGCGTGAGCCCAAGACCCCTGAGCAGCTTGAATCAGCTATCGCGGCGCGGGCAGCACGGCAGGCTGCTCGCATTGCTGCGCGAGGTAAAGCCCGAACCAAACTTGATGAAGCAAAAGACGGCATCCACGTCCGCCCGATGTCCGTCATCATCATCAACTGGTCAGTTTATGCTGCACTGATTGCTGCAATCGCTATTATCGCGGCGGGCTACTGGTATGACCTCCTGTTCTACGGCCAACAGCACGATGACATCGCCGTAGTCATTGGCCTGATTGCATTTGCCTTTGTGGTTCGCACCGTTGCGACCGCAGGCGACGTGATTCTGCACTGGTCGAAGCCGGAGCATCGCCGCGACACCGATCCGTCAGATGGGATGAAGGCTATCATTGGCGATAATCGCGGTGTCCGCTGGTCGCTCCGTGTTATGTGGATTGGCTCGATCCTCGCTTGCTCCGTCGCCACGCTATCGTTCTTTTCGGCGGGCCATGAAAAGCGCGTTGCGGACGCGGCCGGAATTGCGACGACCGAAACCGGCATCACGACATCCAAGAAGGAGCGCATTGACGCGCTGGAAGCCCAGAAAAAAGAGGCACTTGAGGCGCGCAATACTGTGTTTGAGGCGGCGGACAACACCATCGCAGCCATCAAGGACGAAACGCCGGGCATCAGTGTGGCGGACAATGAGACGATCCAGAAAGCGAATGACTCCAAGGACGCCGCAACCATTGCCTACAACGATACGGTCAAGGATCTGAATGATCAGATCAACGCCATCAATGCAGAGAAAGAGGAGGAAATAAAACAGGTCACGGTTGAGCGCGTGACGGCCATTCC